GTAAAAACTGGACAGCGCTTTGCCCTAGTCCACCTAATGCAGTAGCAGGATATGCTGTTAAAGTGTTAGGTGTAGTTGTAGATGGAATAAAGTTAGGATTATCTATATCTAAACCTGTTTGAGCAAGTGTTGGAGGTTGAATACCAACATTATCTCCTCCCTCAAATGAATTTACATAAGTATTATTTGAATCCCATACCTGTTGAAATTGAGTAACACCAGTATTAAATTCGCCTGTTGGAGTTCCTACAGGTCCATTACCTTGTTGAGGGACTTGTTCTACATCTAATGTAGTTTTATTTTGAAGGAATAAATCTAATAAACCCATATTATTTTATTATAAATATTTGAAAAAGAAAAGCCCACATTACTGTGGGCCTTTTTATGTTTAAATAGCGAATATTAGAAGTTTAATACGCAGTAATCCATTCCAACAGTCATTGTGATATTTACAGCTTGGTTTTCAGTATCCCAGTTATAATCACCGAAGTTGGCTTCTTTAATAAATGCGCCCTTTATAATCCATTCACTAACAACGTCACCTACAGGTCCTAAAACATCTAATACTAAGTCCTTCTTATAGAAATCTGAGTATCCATCGCGGCCTGTTACTGATTCGTGGTGTAAACGTACCCATTCCATTACTGATTGAGCTCCAGAAGGTGTTACTGGATCAAATAGGGTCATTTGAATGTCACCCCATGTTGTTTTTCCTTTAACCTTTCTGTACACGTTAATATGGTTTAGTACTACTTCACCTTGTGATACAGTTACAGCGTTTACTCCCTTTACTAAATAGCTAGGAACTCCATCCATATACAGGATAAATCTGTTAGCCTGTTTTGGTTCAAATGCTGTGAAAAATATTTCGTTTGCGTTTAATATTGCCATTGTCTTTTATTTATTATAAATATTCAATCTTTAAGTTTTATGCTGGGAAACTTGCTCCAGTTGGTGTAATGATGAAATCTAAGTAAATAAATTCAGCAGTCTTAGTTGGTTGAACATAGATCTGACCTACTAATTGATTTCTATCGATTACATCAGCTGTGTTATTGCTGTTATCCATTACTACTCTAAATGCGTATAATCCTTGTCTTTGTTGAACATTCTCTAAGTATGGATTTACTTGTGCTAAGAAGTTATTTCTTGTTGCTGCTGTATTTTGTTCAAATACTAATGTGTTAGCAACTTGAGAAATGTAACTCTTAAGAGAAATCAATAAACGACGAACATTTACACGATCAAGAGCAGAAGCTTTGGTTTGTAATGTTTTCTGACCATATACTACAACACCTTGTCCTGGGAATGTAGCGATTGGGTTTACTTTTCCGTTGTATAAGCTATCACGAGAAGATTGAGGTAATTTTTGCTCAGCACGAACAACACTTCCTAATCCACCACGATTAATACCTGCAGGTGCAAACCATGGTTCGGCAACACTATCATTATAAGCATATACTCCTGCTATCACTGTTGAAGCAGGCACCCAAACTAAATCACCAGTTGCTGGGTCGCTTACTTGGCACCATGGCCAGTAAGTAGTAGCGTAAGATGAATTAATGGCAGCAGCTTGTCCAGTTACATCTGTTACACTTGCTCCGTAAGAAACCATATCTGCAACAAATATATTATCACCTCTATCTTGAGTATTGGTTACAATAGTTGAAATAGTACCTGCGTAGTCTTGACGATATAAACCTGGTGTAAATAAGATATTAAACTGATAATCATCTTTGTTATTCAACAAGTTAACCATGTTAATATAATCGTTTTCATATAATCCTTGAGTATTAGTATCAGATATATTTTCATAGAATTTAGCAGCTATGCCATTAAATGGATCACCAGTGGCGGCTCCAAATGCTCCATTATTAGCTAATGGAATAGAGGCTGTATAAGCAGTTTTAGCTACTCCGTTATTATCTAAATAGTCTGGTGTAGGTAATCCGACACTCTTAACTCTAACATATCTGGAAGCATTAACATAGCTTCCAGAGTATTCCATTTGATTAGTAGTAGGATTAAATACTTGAACAGAATCACCTATACGTTTAGAGATATAACTACTTGCTTTAGGATCTAATGATAAGTTAGTCCATGTTTCTAATACAATTGGGCTGTTAGTAGTATCATTACCTTGTCTGATTAATAGATCAAATGTACCAGTTGAAGTGTCAGGGTTAACTACTTGCCATCTGATGTTATCAGCTGATCCACTTATTAAAGCTCCGCTTGAATCAACTGATCCACTGCTATTCATTATAATTCCTTCAGAAATAGTTTCTAAAGAGAATGAAGCAGTGTAGTTACCAACTGTTCCTCCACTAAATGATGATGAATAGTTCCAACTTCCAAATCTTTGTGTATTCCAGTTTGAAGCTGTAGCGAAGGAATATTTGTTATTAATCGCTTCTACATTTGTTAATCCTGATGATGCTGTCACTGCGGCTAAATTAACCGATGCAGTGAATCCATGATACGCTGTAGTAGCATTTATTTTAGCAGACATTGAAGCTGCTGTAGATGCAGAAGTAGATCCTGATGGAAAGAAAAAGTAATTTTTTCCGTTAGTACCTATTTTATCTTGAGTATTTCCAGAAGCTGTAGGAATAAATATATGGTATTGAGATGGAAAAGACCCACTATCAGAAAATATACCAAATGCTGTTTGACTAGCAGTTACTGCTTCTACTATAGCTATTGCTGCTGATGAAACTGTTGCCCCAGTTTGGCGAGCACTATTGATAGAGGAGGTAGCTGGGCTCCATGCGGTAGCATCTCTTACTACTCTTGATACTAATAATGATTGGCCACCATTTTGGAAATAATTAAAAGCTGCTATTGAAGTAAAGTAAGTGTAAGTATTACTAGCGCTTATGATAGTGGTTCCAAATTTATTAACGAAGTCACTATATGAAGTAACTACGGTAGGAATTTCTACAGGTCCTTTAACTGTTGGACCTATAATTGCGGCTCCTACAGACACTGGTCCTGCGGTTACAAATGATCTATCATTTTCAATCGCGAGAACACCTGGGGATATTAAAGTTTCTACTGCCATGGGTTTTAAATGTGTTTATTTTAGTTATAAATATTCTAGGGAGCGTCGAAATCACGGACTAGGGATGAATTCTCCTTTTTCTAAATCTATACTTCCGTCACCATATATTTGTTGAAGTTGTTTACCTATTTCTTCTTCTGCTTTTAATTGATTTTGAAGAATTTGTTTTAGTTTTTGTTTTTCTAATTCTAAAATTTGAAATCTATATTCTAAAGTACCTAATTGTTCAATTAAAAGTAATTGATTGTTTTGAATGTCTTTTAAAGATTGAATTTCTTCTTGAGTTAAAACTTGTTTTTCCATAATTTAATATTTGTTATAAATATTATGTTTGATGTTTATATTTAGTAATTTGATAATTGTTCCAGACTTCTTGAGGAGTAAGACATGTATTATATATTAAAACTTGAGACATATCAGCATTAGCATTTCCCGCGGCCGCCCATGCTTGTCTTCCCATTATTACTTCTTTAGAACCAACAGGCATTCCTGTTCCTCCCATTAGTGAAGTACCATAAGCTACTCCATTTAAATACGCTGTTACCCTACTAGTAGGAGTTACATCCTCTACTGTAAAGCCAATATTATACCAAATGTTATTAGAGATAGCACTGCTGTTGAAAACTAACCCTGCACTTCGATTATTAATAGCTATATTTACTGCTGGTGTAGTTGAAAAAGTTATATGATAGTATGTATCAGATGCTGTGAAATTAACTTGACGTTTATTTATAAGCCACTGTCCTCCACTTCCTCCAGCTCCTTTTCTTCTAACCCATATAAATACACTTAACGGACCTGTTGTTTCTTGGATTGGATTTAATCTAAAATTATTAAGTGAATTATTAAAATAAATATTATTATTTAAATATGAAGCAGTCAAAGGAAAATTAGCAGAAGAAGTATATGCTCCTATAGTAGTACATGGATAGGCATGATTATTATTGCCTGATAGATCATTCCATCTGTTAGGCCAGTTTAATACTGTTGCGGATAAGCCTGTTCTAGAAATATCAGAGTTAAAA